GATGGAAGGACGCATAGGGTAACGTGGCTGAAGACTAAGTGGTGCACTCCACCCCAGGACCTCAGCCGCCGCCTGAACCGCTCTGGCTCCCGCCTCAGTCGCGCGGGCGAAGGGCGAGATAAAGGGAATAGCGCCACCAACCGCCTTGGCGGCAGCGGCGACCGCTGAAGCGCCTCGCGCAATGGGGCCCTTTCCATACTCATCTTGTTTGGCTTGTGGAACACCCGTCGCTACGGGTGTGGACAACTGGAGCTCAAGGTCCTCCAGCCACATGTACACCGTCACTGAAACAGGCTGGAGCACGGTGGCCGCCATCTGTTGTAACGTGTTCAATGGAGTAATGTAAAGCACACTATACGGGCCAGTCGGGCGCTGGCGCGCAGTTTCAGAACACCACCAGTCATTGACGCCATGGTAAGGGGCAGACATGACCAATGAATCACTGCACGTGGGATCCAAGATCATGCCAGGTAACTGCGACTGAGTGGTCAGATCGAACTGAGGTCCGAAAGGCCGTGCATCAGGGTATGGACAATACGAGCACATGAGACGACCATAATGAAAGTTGGTACCATTGAGCTGCGTGCGCAAACAAATAGTTCCACGAAGCCGAGCAACGTTGCGCATGTGCGCAGCAACAGCGGGGTTGGTGAAATACAAAGTGAGCAAATCGTAGGAGGAGGCAATTGAGGTACCAGTCCAGGTGTAAGAAGCAACTACGAGAGGGCGTCGGAAAAAACCCGTCTCGAAGCCGCAATCGAACTTGGCGGCTTCATAGCGTTTCTCACTCTTAAACCCGATCTTAGTGGAAGATCCGGCATCGACAAAATTCGTCTCACCCATTGTCGTGGTGGGTGAGGAAGTGATGGACGGCTGGTCCATGGCAGAGGCGCTGACGGCGCCCACGTTTGATTGAATTGTTTCTGCGTGCCATTGTTTAAAGGGTTGCGTGCACGACACAGTGCCCGCACCCGTTGTCACTTTGGTTGATAGTCCAAATCTCCCCTAAATAGGGGTGCCACACGAGGGTGGCGACTCAATTCCTGGCGGACGCGGTGGGATAGTAGTGACACAAGCCCACCTTGTGTGACGCCATCACCAGAAATGGTGTTTGTCGCTAACGCATCTCACCAGACGCGGCTGCTTTACGTACAACAACGGGCCCTGGCTGTGGGCCAGGCAGTACACAGTTTATTGCCATGTCCGGGGCGTCGCTCACACCGAATCCCAACACACACGCACCACGCTCACACACAATGGGACTCACCAAATCACCATTCATGTGGCTGGGCATTACGTGCCCTCTCGATGCAAGCATCATAACCAAGACGACGGACAGCCATCCGCGTGATTGGATCCACAGACCCAACCAAACCGTCGTAATAGTCATAAAAATCGCGGCCCCACAAAGCGGCCTCGCGTAGGTTGTTTGAGAGCATGACGCCCTCTTGTTCCTCTTGTGTGAGGAAGTTGCTGAGGACCATCCAAGTCGAGGACTTCGCAATCGACTTCTTCGATAGTGCCAACACCCACCTACCAAGGTCCTCATGCCAACGCGGATGGCGCTTAAGGAATGTGACATCGACAACGTCCGAGCCAGTTGCCTTGGCGTCCTTAGAGCCAGGAGTCAGGGAGAAACCTTGGCCCTTGAAAGCTTCCACAATTTGTTCAAATGCGACACCAGGGAGCTGGTTGGCCCTGATGGCACACACATTGTCGTCACCGTACACTGAAAGGCGCATGCAGTTGCGCAGTGACGATAAGCCGCGCTTCCTCAGGAGCTCGATAAAACACCACAACACTGTGAGACTATTAATAATAGCAGTGAGCGGCTCGCCCGAAACATGCATACAGACGAGAGTGAATAACTCACCTCTGTAGGAAATGATTGGTTGGATAAGCTCGAACACACTGACCCACAAGGCCAGCAGTTCACTCTTAGAGTAACCCTTCTGTCTTC